TAAAGTACTCTTATTAAAGTTTGCATCTGTATATCTACCTAATGCCATTATAATCTTTAAAAAGTCTTTTAATGCACCTCTCCGCAAATGTGGTATAGATTCAGATACAACACTTATTTCTAACATTGGTTCTTTTATTGCTTTGTCAATTAACAAAGGTAATATACCAAATGTTTTACCTGCTGATGTACCACCCCTAATAACCTTTATACGTTGCTTTAAACGCAATAACTTTTTAATTGCAGTAGTTACTATAAATTCCATACAATAATGTCTTAAATCAAGTCTAAATCTTCTATATTAAATATAGGCTGTTCATTTGTTACAGTTATGTCTTTTGTTTCTCTTGGTTTACCTGCATAGTAATTATAAAACAATTGTGTAAATTTAAAGTCTCCATTCTCTAATCCTTTTTCTAATGCCATAAATGCTAAAGGTTCTAATGCAGATAATTTTTCAATCAGTTTAACTTCTTCTGATTTAGATTTACGACCTGCATTTTCTCTTTTACCGCCATAATTACTTTTATTTTCCATCTTGAAATAAATTGATTATTCATTTTAAAAATAAATAAAACTTATTATTGTTTTAATCGCATTGTAATAGCTGCTCTATGTTTAGATTCGCATTCTTTACCGCAGTATAATTCTTTAGTTAAACCTACTGATATTATTTTAGTACAGTTATAACAAAGTGTTGCACCTAATCCTACATTTAGTTTATGAATTGGTTTTAACATAATTCATCTGTATTAATATTATTATCTTCTAATATTTCATATATTTTCTTGAAAACTAAATCTATGCCTTTATCTTGTTCTTCTCCTTCTGATATGTAATGTAATTGTTTCTTTGTATTATGTGTTATATCCCACAAAGCATTTGCCATATCATTAGATTTTGTTACTTGTTTATATTCTAAACTATCTTCAGGTAGATTAAACTCTAATATCGCTTTCATCTTCTTGTGTTTTAATTTCCCAATAGTATTCACATTCTAATCCATCGTTAGGTGGTTCACAAAAATAAGCTTGTCTAAACTCACTTGGTTCTGCTTTGTATCTATAACATAAAGTTGATAGTTCGCAGTTGTTTCCTGTACACATTGTTATATCTGGCATAATGTTTTTTTTAGTTTAATAAATTCTTTGTTTTTGTTCTTATGTATATTCCCATTATTTTTGTTTCATTACTTTTATATTCATATCATACATAGCTTGTAATCTAATTATCATTACATCGTGTAGTTCTGTATCTTTAATATCTATTAAAAGTTCATTTAATTTATTTATAATATTGTATTCTGATTTTGTAAATGAACTTAATTTATTTTTAACTATTTCAAGTTCTAACTCTAATTGTAATATTTTTATATCTTTTTGTTCGATTGCTAACTTTAATATATTTCTATCTGTTGTAGCTTGTATTTTTTCTGATTCCATTTGTTTTATTATTAGTTTTCTTAAATCTCTTAAATCATTATTAAACCTTTCATATATATCATAATTGTTTAACCCATTTATAACTGTAGCGTGATTCTTATTTACTGATTCAGCTATATTTGACAAAGTAATTTTAGGTTCAAAATGTTTTATTAAATTGTAATATAATGCTCTTAATTCTATTGTATTTCTTTCTCTTGTTACTGCTTCAATATTAACGTTTGTTTCTGCTAATATTATTTCTTTTAATCTTTCTGTTATTTCCATTTTAATATTTCTGTTATTGGTATTAATATAGCTTTTGAAGTATTATTATCTCCCATTGTTTTAATCATTCCTTTTTTGTAATATTCTCTACAAATTTCTTTTAATCTGTTTTCTTTTATTATTAATATTAGTTCGTCTTTGTAATCTCCAGAAAATATTATAGCCCAGTAGTCTGCTTGTGATTTTGCTATTCCTGATAGTTTGTTTCTGCTTTCATATTCTATTGCTATGTTACCGCTTTTATAAATCCAGCTATCACGTTTTACTTCTATTGTTTTTAAAGTGAGTATTTCGTTTAGTAATTGTTCACCAACTTGTCCTACTCTTAAATCATATTTAAAGTCATTGCAGTATTCCATTAGTCAGTTTTTAGTTTTAATAAATTCCAGCACTCAATATATCTTTGTTTTGCTTTTCCTTTGTGTATTGTTTTGAATAATTCATAAACTTTTTTTGTGTATTGGTATTTAGTTTTGCATTCTTTTAAATACTTTTCTGCATACTTCTTTCCATAACCTTTGCAGTAGTTTACATTGTCTGCAGTATCGCCAACTATCATTTGTTCGTAAAAGTTAAATAAGGCTTTCTGTTCGCTTATATCATAAATGCACTTATGATTGTAATGGTAGTTATAAATAAGGCAAGGAAATTGCTTATAATCTTTATCTATTGATACTATTATTACATTATCTCTACCTATTGTATTTGATAACTCAAACCAATACTTTGCAACAACATCATCTGTTTCAACACCGTAACCTGAAATAGAATTATAACTTTCTTTTGCAAATTTATGCATATCATTTAACAAAGGAGGTAATTCGCTATAACTTCTATTTGCTTTATAATTTTTTGTAATAAACTTTCTAAAGTTACCACGTGAACCAGAAAATACTTTTACTTCGTTAATCTCGTAAATATCTTCCAAGTGATTTATAATAGACATAAACACTTCATCAAATTTAGCAGTTGCATCATCTATATCTGTATAGAATTTATCATCTGTTTCATTTTCTTTTTTTCTGTAACAGCTGGAATAAACCAAGCTATCTGCATCGAATAATACTACCATTAGTTTACTTGTTGATTATTAATTAATAAATTTAAAATGTGATTGTAAATAGCTAATTCACGTTCTGTACTATTTATCATAATAGTCAAATGTTCATCACTTGTTATACTGTCATTGCTTATTAATTCTTTAACCAATGTATGTAAATGTCTATCCAATCCTATTACTTTAGATTGTATTTTTATTAATGATGCTTCGTTCATTATCTTATTTTTATATTGTTTAAATTTTCCATTGTTTCATCGTAATTAAGAACGTTTTTTATTTCTTGCATATAAATATCTTCTTTATCCCATTGTTCTCTTAAATCGTCTGCAATTGCTTCTAATTGCTTTCTAACATATACATTGTCTGTATTACTGATTAATGAAATGCAGTTTTCTAATTTGAATAAAATTTCTAATTTGTTCATTTTGTTTGTTTTTTTAAAGTTTCTAATTCTTTTGCTAATTTAAGAGTTTTCAATGCTTCTGCTCTTTGTTCTTGTTTTGTTTTGTTAATCCAATTGTTGCTCATAATTTATATTTGTTTGTTTGTTGAGTACAAATATAAACATATTTTGTTTATAAAAAACATTTTAACAAAAAATTAACATAAAAAAAAAGACTACCGTTTAGATAGCCTTTGATTAATTATTTTACGATATACTTCGTTTACTGATTCTTTATTATTTCCACGTTTCCATAAAAAATCCATTATTCTATTTATTCTTTGCAATGGCGATTGTTTACTTTTCATATTGTTTTAACTTTTCTAAATATAAAATTAAATCCATTGCTTCTTCTTGTGCGTGTTGTAGCCATTGTAAGCGTTCTAAATCTTCTCTATCTAATGTTACGCCGTATTTATTTATTCCTACGTTAGAACGTTGTTTAAATTGTTCTATAACTGATTCTACTATTGTATCTTTCATTATGCTTTTTTTATTAAATAATACCAAATTTTAATGATTTGCATTCGTATTAATTCGTAAAAAATAAATATTAATATGTATTTCATTTATTTATAAATCTTTCAGAATGTAAACTATACAACTCCATAACTTTTTTTTGCGCATCATATTCTGTAAATTCAACATTTATGTTATTTTCTTTTAAAAAATGTAACTCTAAAGCATTTGATATTTTAAATTTAACAATATTATAAGTTTTTAAATTTTTTATAGGTTGCATAACATAAGCTAAATCATTACTCCAACAAATACGCATATTAATTAATTCATCTTCTTTTGGTGAATATCTATCTAAATGCTTTTTAGCCATTAATCTAATTTTAAAAATTCAGCTTCTCCATATTCTTTAAACCATTCTTTATTTTCTTTATATTTATCAATTACTGCATTCATAAATATTAATTCATCTATTGAACTTGTTTGCAGTTTTTTAATAATTAACTCGATATTATTTAAAATGTTAGTTGTTGTTTCAGGGTCTGTATTATAAACTATTTCAAATTCAGTTTGTACAATAACTTCCAAGTCCTTATTTAAACTATTTATTTTTTGTTTAATCTGTTGTTTGTACTGTTTAGTAAAATATAAACTTTCGTTTGCTTCTAATAATAATTGACTTAATAATACTGATTTTAAGTATTCCTGCTGAATTATATTTTCCTTCATTATACTTTGTATTCATTGTAAACTTTTCTTAATTCGTCAAGTTTACCCGCCCAACAACTTGTGCAAGAACTAATCTGTAAACGATAATTAAATACATTGTAATATATATCGCTTATTTGCTGCTGCTCTATTGCATTTAAAGATGTTTGTTTTGCATTTAAATACTTTGTCAAAGAATTATAATCCGTTTCATTTAAACAATTAATACTTTTGTTGTAACTAAATAACTTATTTAACTTTTCTTTTCTTTCATCGCATCCACAATCTATACCTGTTGCTTCGGTAAACATTTTAACTGCTTTTTTAATTCCTGTTGCTTCTGTGATTTGTTCTATTGTATCACCTAAACCTTTTGCTTTTTGTTTTGCCATTTTTTTTAATTTTAATTAATAAATTTGATTATAATCATTGTTAATGTAATCTTGATAATCTTTGTTAAACTTTTTATTTAATATTTCTTTGTAATTTTTAATTGAATGAAATATTGATATTAAACTAATGTTTGTTTCACTTGCAATATCTCGCATTGACATATCTGTATCACGATAAAGTTTAAATAATTTTCTATCATACCAATGCCAATTTTCTAATTCATCATCAATAAGCAAACATATATCATTATACGCTTTATGTTCTTCTATGTTTGAATCATCAAACAACTCCCAGCATCCATCTATTGGTACTTTAGTTATTTTCATTTTTTTGTTATAGAACTGAAAAAACAAAGATTTTAACGTAAAGAACATATATCCTTTTCTAACCTTGCCATTTACATCAATAAGTTTAGAAGCATCAGCATATTTTATAAGAGCAATATAACTTTCTTGAACTATATCTTCTGCATAATCATATTCTCCAAATTTATGTATTATTTCAATCCACTCTTTGTGATGATTTGCAACCTGTTCAAGCCATTTATAATTGCTCATATAATTTTTTTAAAATAATTTTGCATTAACTTTTGCAACTTTTTTTTCTTTTGCTACTTCCTTTAATTGTATTGAAATATCAATATGTGTTAATTCTGAATCAATTTTTGTAAGTTCTTCAATGTAATCTGATATAGCTGTTAAATTGTATTTTGATTCCATATCGTTTAATTTTTGTAAATATACTAATTTTTCGTTTAAATCTTTAAAGTAACTTATTAACATTTTATTGTCTGAATGATACAGTAGCATTTTAGATGCTGATAATTGTAATTCTTCTAAATGGTTTTTAATTGTTGTTTTCATTTTTTATTATTTTATAAATTTAAAAATATGTTCTATTATTGGTAAAGTCCATCCATCTCCTAATAAACTACCTGCTTTTGCAGTTGTTAGAATATCACAATAATTGTCCGGGAAACCTTGAAGTCTGCACATTTCTATTTTATTAACTGTTCTTACTAATTCATTTTCTTGAATTAAAGTAATCATTCCAGTAGTTTCATTTCTTCTTTTTAAATATTCTTGACTACCATCTTTTCTATATGTTTTTAAACAAGTATGTTTATCAGTATCAACATATACCATATTAATAAATTCTTTTGATGCTTTTTTCTTAATACTATCTTGACTTGTACAAGCTCTACTTTCACTTTCTAATAATGCTAATGCTTTTACTCTTTCAACTTGTCCATCAGTTATAATATCTTTAAACATTATTCCTAAATATTTTGGTTGTGGAATATCAGTTACTATATCAAACATAGTTTCCTTTGTTTTTATATTACTCCAATAATATCTATCTCTTAATTGGGCAGTTACTAAACTTGAATTAATCCTAACGGGATAAACTCCTAATGCTCGGCTCATAATTCCAACGTCTAATTTTGATGCGCTACCGACGTTCTCTTGAAGAAATAATACTTTATGGTTAAGTGATTTTATATGTTCTAATATTTCTACAAAGACAAAGAATAGAGAAGATTTACTTCCATTAATTCCGGCTCTTTTACCTGCAGCACTTAAATCTTGACAAGGTGAACCTGATAATATTAAATCAATACTTTTCCAATCTATATCCCATTCTTTCCATTTAGT